TTAAAGTTTCTTTTCTTCTTTTATTTGAGCCAATTTATCTCTAACGAAATATGGGAATAAATTGCCCCAACCGCCTTTGTCAGCATTTTCAACAATACTAACTAATTCAAGTACGCCATAAGCACAGATTGCCATGTAACGCAAGGTATTTGTGTTAAACAATAAATCAGCACCATAGAAAAAAGCAACGACAATGAAAATCGTTGCCTTTTTCCCTATACCTTTAAACCCTAGCTGACTTGATAATTGTTTTGTTTGCCAAGCAGCGTACATACCTGTCATATAATCTATAACCACAAATAACATAAGCATTTTTACTTGAACATCAAAACCGCCTACCGCCTTTGCAAATATTGTGCCTAAAATACCCGCAACAGCTAATATTTTAAGTTCAGTTACCGTATACATGTTCATAAAAAAATCTAACATTTCATCATCCTTTCAACATAAAAAAAAACAGAGCACCCATTGGCCCTTTCTACTCTCCTACTTGTGCTCTTTTCCATGAAATTTCAAGTGGATAACTCCGAGGTCCAACGATTTCATTTGCGGTTATCACTACCACGGAACTTGTCACCGTCCTACCTTCACGCTCATCAAATCTATCTGTTATATGCTGTTTTTGGCTATTACATACTTTTACTAGATTGTTAAGTATTCCATTATTCATATCAATTGCAATAGCAATTTTATTTTGTTCTCGTGCATCTACTACTATCGCCTTTGTGATCATTGCATCAATATAGCTCATAGCATCACACTTTCACTGCAATGGTATCAAGAGCACCAGAACGGTTTGCGTTTTCAGCTGGGTACGGAAAAGAACCTCTTGCATACCCCGTCCAAACGCTCATGTTACTCGGATGTGGCACATGCATATTAGTGTTATCTGCGTATCTATCACAACGAAAAATTGTGTATTTCTCATTGTTAATTAATATTTTATCGCCACTATTTAAATCTTTTGAATTTGCGGCATAGATATCATCAAATTTACCCATAACACCGTATATATTATCGCCATAATATAACTCGGAGAAAAAATGTTTACCCCGCATATTAGGCGTAACAGTTGGTTGCTCAGTAAATAAAAAACGCGCAGACCAATTATGGGGTAAAGTAGCATTAAGCGAATCTCCAGCATCTGGATAATCAGATAAATTTATATGAATTCCTTGATGATAAAAGGAAGAACCGGATGGGTTAAAAGTTGTAAACGCAATTGTTCCTCGACCTTCATCATTTCGTGAATATTGATCCGCTGGGAGTCCTAAATAATTCATTTGCCAATATTTAGTTAGCTCATCTCTACCCTTTGTAAAAAAAATTAATTTTTCCTTATCTACATGCAAATAATATTGGATTCCCTCATCAATTTCAATTGTTGAAGTATTAGGAGCAGTTGTGTAATAAGACGTATTAAAAATCACAAAATCATCGTGATAACGTGATGGATACCCAAATACACCAGCTGTTCCACTCGCACCAGGTACATAGGAAGGCTGTAACCGATATGACATATAAGGATATTTAGTCAATTGAATGTGATAATTGTTATAACTAGCTTGACTTGTTGCAATTTGACCAGAGTAAGGTCTAAATTGAATATATATTTTCTTATCCCCATTTAGCCCCGTTGACAACATTACATCGCCATCAATTATTTTATCACTGCTAATATTTTGCCAGCCAGCAGAAATTAACGAATTTAAAATAAAATCATAAATTTTTGTTTTTCCGATTGTTCCACTTATAAAGTTATAACTCATAATATTTCCCCCTACTGTATTTGAATTGCGATCGGTCTATTATTGAAACTAGAATGATTCACATTTGCAAAAGCCTTTATAACAAAGAATTCAGATTTTCCAACAGTAATTATATCCCCACGATTTACATTTGCGTTAGCAGGAAGTACATAAATGCCATCCATTTTACCAACAATACCTGACCCTGCTGTCCAGTAATAAGGCTCGTGCAATAAAAAAACACCTTCTGTATTAGGTGTAATATTGGGCTCTAATATCGAAATTGTCGCGGTATACATATCTCCGTAATTTTGCATAAATTTGCTTGGATAATTTGAAAGCAAGATATAATTTCCAATTAAATCAGTACTATTATTATTCTCTGCTGTAAAGGCTGAAGCTGCGCATAACACATTTCTGCTATCCTTTCCAGACAAATATAATGTATCTGGTTGTCCCAAATAAATAAATTGAGAATAATCACCAGAAAAATATTTTGGTGATTTAATATCAATTATTAATTTATTCTTATCACAATAATAATAAATATCGAAAATTGTATCTGCTCTAAGAACAGTTGTTGAATTACAAACATTTATTGCTATTACCATTTGATTACTTCTTTTTCTTGTTCCAACTACATTTTCTAATCCGGGCTTATAGTAGTCACACAAACAAATAGAAAAATAATTATTCGTATCAAGTTTCTGAATATGATTGTTATCATATTTTTCCTTTGTAAATTCAACAATCCTAGTAGTTGGATTCCACGGATCATAAGGAAACATTTGAATATATAATTCTCTATCTCCTAAAATCCCCGTTGAGTACATTACATCTCCATCAGCCTTAGAAGAACTTATGTTTTTCCAGCCATTTTCAAGGAGTCGAACTAAAATAAAATCATAGATTTCAGATTTTTTGCATTGCGTTTTTGTGAAAATATAACTCACATCGTACACCCTCTTTACAAATTTACTGCTTTAATTTTTACTGAAACCATAAAATCATTTTTTGTAGAATTAGTAACAGCAATATACATAGTTTTTTTACCTGTTGTATCACGATTTGGGACATTCACTATATCACGGATAATAGATTGGTTTAAACTTTGATATATTTCATTGCCATTTACTTTATCATCAAAAATTGAAACTACGCAAGGATCACCACTATCTGTTTTAGCATGAACAGTCTTAATTTCGTAATTATCATAGCCTACATTCGCAGTAAAATAAATTGTTTTGCCAGCTTTTACTGATATGGTTTCGGAAATCGTTATAACCTGCTTTTCAAAGCTAGTTGTCAATTGCGTTACTAGTTGATTAGTTTTTAAAAATTTCATACTAGCACCTCACTCTAAGATATATTCATTACTGATAGCACCGCTGATAAATTTCCATTCGTTGATGTTGCATATATATAATCACCTTCTTCTAAGACAAGTTTTTCCGTATCAAAGGTAAAGGTATCTGTTGCTTTTATTTCAATATTTTTAACAACAAGCGCATCATTGCTAACATTTTTATCTTTTTGAACAATATATAAATTCAAAAATTCATTTTGGTCATCTGAAGTATTGCAAAAAAACATCGAGGTAACAGCATAAGAATAACCAATAGCCGTTTGTAATATTTTTGCACCAGTTGAAGGTATATTAACGTTAAAAATCATATTAACCCTCCTATCAAAATATTAATGCGAATTTCATTGCATCTTTTTTGGTACACATTACTTGATTACTATGGAGCAATTCATTTTTTTCATTTTTACCTAAATTATCGAGCACGCCCTTATTATCGTGTGTATGTGAAAATTTAGACATATTGTCTAAATTTACATTGCCAGTAACCACAATTTTTTCTAACTTTGATTTCTCTTCGTTCGTATAATCATTTGTAGAAAGACTTTTTCCATTTTCTTTGTCGACTTTTTTTCCCAATGCATTCGCAATTGTTGCGACTGCATCACTATCTCTTCCAAGTTGATCAGCAAGTTCCTTTAGTGTATCCAACATTCCTGGTGCGCCGTTGACCAATTCAATAATTTTCGTATCAGTATAATCATTCGATTTTTTCTCGACTGTATCAATAGTATCTTGAAGTCCAGTAATTGCAGTTATTGGATGCTGATTTTCAAGATTTCGTCCTAAAAGTTTATCGTGACTAATCTTTGTTGAACCACCAAATAACTTTAATGCCCATGTTATCGTACCATCTGTAACGATATCGTTTTCCCCATACCCTTGTGGTTCTGCTGCTCCAGAAATTCCAGCAACCGTACACATGTAAAAACCCCAACTTGGACAAGTTGAGGTTTTTATTACGTCTTGAATTTTATATGCGATGTTTGGTTTCCACATATCAAAGTGAGCTTTGCTATTCGCGTGGCTTTTGGGCAAAACAACATTATCCATGGTTTTTATCGAATCATTAATTTTATCCCTCATCACATAATCAGAGCCTAAAATCAGCGGTAAACCTAAATTTTTTGTTGCACTTTCCTCCGCCATTGTCCTTCCTCCCATTATATTAATTCAATGAACTGCGTACCACCCCATTGTAGCTATTTATCTGCCTTCATATTAGATTGTCTAAAACACCCGCAACTGCTAATATTTTAAGTTTAGTTACCGTATACATGTTCATAAAAAATCTAACATTTCATCATACTTTCAGCATAAAAAAAACCTATATCAGCTTTTTCTAAGATTAGTATCTAGTTTTCGGTTATTTAGATAATAAAAGCATATCCTGTAAATGGGCTTGGTGTCATATTTACTGTAATTGATTTAAGATACGATGCTACGTATCCGTTAACGGTATGGTTGTACTTTGTATAATTGCTACCAGTATTGGGTGCATAATACTCTAACCTATTAATAATTTCATTATTTGCCGCTGTATATGTTGATGTACCACCCGTATATGGCAAAGTTGTTGTATAACCATCGGGGTATAAATTGCTATAAACAATACGATACCCGGGTATCTGGCCTTGAACATAGCCATTGTAGGTGTCCACTACGGAAGTTATAACTTTACCATCAAAGCGTTCGACTGTGTGCGCTATTCTTGGTGCGAATCCAGATATATACTCTAGAGTCTGTTTGCTTACGCCACTGTTAAAACAAATAGCAAAATCAATTGAAGTTGGTGCAAACGCATCAGTCCATTGTGCAATAGTTATTGAGTTAATCGTAGAAACGGGCATTCCATAGGTTCTTATATTGGTTAAATCGACTGTAGTCCAAACATTGTTGATAAATGATTTCCAAGTTGTTCCTTTATCAAAACTTACTAAAACTAATAAATTTATTCCATCAATAGTAACCCCTTGGATATCTGTGTAATGCAATAAAGAAACCCTAGTATGCTCACCTGTGCGAAACGTACTTTGCAAAATATTTTCTTTTGCCATCCAACAAGGATATATAGAAGGAACTAATATTTTAGGTGGGGCATAATACTCACCATCAAAGCCCCCGTCATAATCCCGGAATAGCCTTTGGGCAATAGTTCTCTTTGTTTCTTCTTTAACTATTTCAAAATCAAAATATTCCTGTGAAGAATCATGGTATAACAAATTTATCCTTGCTTTGTTAATCCCATTTGTTAGCTTTCTTGGATTAATCACGAATTTTATATTGTTTATCACTTCATTTGTATCCGCTGGCTGAATTATGACAGTACCATCCAACTCAAAGAAATATTTTCCTACTATTATTGTAGTAGACCTGCTTTCTAAAGTTACGGTTACCGGCATGCTCCTGTGTTGATGAGTTGGTGTTACAGTGAGAATATATCTATAGCTTGCATCTGAACTGTAATTCAATGGTTCTACAGCAATACCTTGTTTTATATTATTTTCTGGTGTTCTTACTCCTATTTCAATATCCTCAATCTTGTTGAAGTTATAAATATGTTTATCTCTATTAACATCTAAAGCTTCATCAATAGCTATTCCACATTTATTATGTTTCCTGCCGCCACACGTGACGTCTAGTAAATGTATGCCTAGCCAGTCACCAAATCTTTTTCCAGTTTGTTCTTCATTCAACAATACCCCCTCAGTTGCTTGTTTATTACGAATACTTGCTTCTGAAGTATCTGACAATACTCCTAAGTGCAAGTTTAATTCTCTGTCTCCAAAAAATTGTTCTGGTAAAACTAATCCACTATTGTCAATTTGTGACCTAACACCTGATTGTATTTCATTTTCATCACAATCAATCAATAACCCTGAACTATCAACTTGATCTCTAAATCCAATTGTTATTGGGTCTGGTATTACGCACCCGTCAAAATCAATGTTCGTAGTATCTGACAAGAAGGTAATTGAGATATCATACAGTCCAAGATAAGCTTTATTCGTACGATATAACCGAAATGACGTACAATCTGGCATAGCTATTTCATTCAATGATATATCTTGAAATGTCCACTCAGTTGTTGGCGGAGTTAATAATTGGCTTAAATTTACCCAAACCCCAGCAGTTGTATAGCCTTGTAGGTAGTAAGGTCCTCTATCAGATAAGTTTCCCCAGTAAATTTTCATTGAACTAAGTTTAAGTGCTTTTGAAAAATTAATAACCCAATTTACTGCAGTCGTTCTCGAACCAAAATCACCATCAATGGCTTTCACAGGATATCTAGTGTCGTAAACACCACTAGAAGATACTGACCAAGTCACAGAAGTATTAAATATGGTAAGAGGATTCGTACTATTAAATCCCCTTACCGTTTGAAATCTAGCTGTCATGGAGTACTACCTCCTTATGCTATCCTCAACAACAGTGCTCTAGTTGGGAAAGAGTTTAATGCTGCGATGCCAGTGATAACTACATAATACTTAGTGGTTCCGACTGTTATAGTATCGCCATTCAGTAAATTCGTACCACTATAGTAAGCAGCCATTATACCATCTAATTTTCCACGGAAACTTTCAGACGCGCTACCGTAATAAATTGGAGAAACCATATATTTCCCAGATACATTCGGGTCACCAGAAGGTAATAAAGTTGATAGCGTCAATGCATATGGAGTAGTAACAGAAGCTACCGTATCTGATGTATTGCAGACTATCGCACAACTTGCACTAGTTGCCATAGCAGAGCAAGCAACCAATGTTCCACGATTATCCGAATCCGCTACAAGTAAAGTATCAGGTTCTCCCATGTAAATTACTACAGGTCCACAATTAGTCACACTTGGATACTCAATTTCTAAAATCAATTTACTTGCGTCAGCATAGATGTGATAAGAAACAATAGTATCTTTCCCCAAAGTAGTAGTAAGAGCTGTAACTGGTGCTACATATAAAGCCGTCCAAGCCAAGTTTGACCTTCCAAACACACCAGCAACACCAGATTCTCCAGGAGTATAACTGTTTTGCAATCTGTAAGACATTGCACAATAATCCGTTGTTACAATTGAATTTGTTGCTGCTGAATTAGTTTCACGGATATTCAATATAAGATTTTTGTCGCCCATATTTCCTGTTGATTGCATAACCACATAATCTGAACTGGCTAAAGAAGCAACATTCTTCCATCCTGCCGCAGTTAATTTGTCGATAATTAATTGATACAGTTCACTCTTCAAACAAGTTCCTTTGGTAAAAATATAATCTGTTGGTACTGCCATGATAAAATCCCCCTAAATTTCTAATTATTTTTAATAGTAACGTGAAAAACAACACCAGTGTCGTCTCCTACGGTTGATGCTCTCATAACATCCCCAACTGATACTGTGTTGTTAATTGATAAATCAGTGTACTCTTGGTACGAACTACTTGCAGTAAGCGTTAATGCGCTTCCACCGACCAATGCCCATTTTTCAGCTTGTGCAACATAATTTGCTTTTGATTGCATTTCAACATTAAACAATAAAGCTGCAATTTGTGGTTCAGAACATATTACTGCAATCTTTTGTATAGTTCCATTCCAAGGGTACATTATTTCAGTTTCTCCCCCTACAAATACTACTGTTCTTATGTCTTCATATACTGGCGTCCCTTTATAGTCTAATTTGCCATTATTATCTGACAAACCAGCTACCACATTAGGAACACCTTGGATGTTATCCCATTTTAGTATCACATCCATGCTTTCTTTTTCAGCTCTTTTAATCCAAGTAGTATTAGTAGCGTCATAAATATATTCAGCCCACCCAGACGTAACGGTGGTATCTCCAGTAGCATCTACAACGTGAACTTGTAGACCGTCATATAGATTGGCTCCACTGATGACGTTGCGGTCAGCTATATTACTAACTACCCGCATTTCTTTAACATTTGGAGGTAATTGAGACATTGGTACATAACCACTTGAATTTAACTCAGCATAGCCACCAGCCTGTCCCTTGTTTAATGGATTTTCTTTTAAATCTAACGCATCTTGTAATCCAGTAATTGCACCAATCACGTGTTGATTTGCAAAATTGCGTCCTTGTAAATCCTGATGTTTTATGAACGTTGCCCCACCGAATAGTTTTAATACCCACGTTGCCGTACCACCTGTGACTATATCACCCTCACCGTATCCTTGCGGCTCTACGGCTCCAGACGTTCCACCAACACTACACATATAAAAGCCCCAACTCGGACAAGTTGGAGTTCTGACTATATCTTGTTTTTTATAGACTGTGTTGGGTTTCCACATATCAAAATGCGCTTTGCTGTCTGCATGCGCTTTGGGTAAAACAACATCATCAATGGTTTTTATCGAATCGTTAATTTTCTCCCGCATCACATAATCGGAGCCTAAAATTAGCGGTAATCCTAGATTTTTTGTTGCAGTTTCCTCCGCCATTATCTTTCCTCCCATCATATTAATTCAATGAACTGCGTACCATCCCATTTTAAATATTTCTCTGCTTTCATATTAGGTTCTTTAAATTTCGTTCTTAAAACAAAACCAGTTTCCAGACTAACAAAATCATGCTCAGTTTCATTTTTAATTAACATCACTCGTCCGTCCGGAATAATATAACTACCGTCATAGCATAAAACTGTATTAGTAGCCGCCTGCAATACTTTTTGCCCCAAAAGTATAACTGGAAGGTTAACATATTTAACATACTGCTCATCTGATGCCGTGTTTTGAGGCACAACTATCTCTGCAGTATCACCCCAATTGGAGATACATTTTAATGCGGTCTGCTCATCCACAACACCGTTAACCAGTGTTGGAATAATCCAGCTAAATGTCCGTTTCTGTGCCTGATAAGATAGCAGCTCATTTAATTTTGCATAAATTTCAATTGTTGTTTCTCCTGTAATTCCTGCAAGATTTCCACCATCTATAGCCCTTTGCGCCCATGAATACTCAAATATTGATGACGTATCTGGCAATGTGTATTCTTTGATCTGCTTATCGTCGGCATAAACGTTTACGATATATTCTAATCCAACTGGTGGCGTAAAAGCTGTACTACTCCAGTATTCTTTTTCATCATCCTGACTTACGCAACCAAAACTGAGCTGTTTATTTCGTGCAATCCATTTAATACTTAAGTCGCCAACAATTTTATTTGTATTAATCTGCTCATAGAGCAAATGCGCATTCATACGAATTTTTCCTGGTGGCGAAGGTCGTTCAGCGCGCCTAACGGTAGTAAGACGTCGTACTTTGCCATTGTCAAAAGCTTCTTTTTCATTTACCGTACTGGTTGTAATATTATAAAATTCATCCACTGTTTTTCCTTCATGACAAACTGGTCCGCCAGTCGTTACGTTTGCATAATGCCCCGATTCTATAAAGTAAATAATTTCGCCATTTCCATGTCTTTGTGGCACAGTATCGTATACCCCGCGAATTATTCCCTGCACTCGCCAGTTACCATTTGGCATCTGGGTAATATTGCTCCATGCCATCAGTTCATTGCCCATCATTAGAAGTTTACCACCACGTCTTGCTGATACGATATCGGTTGCGGAATCACTAAGCGCACTAAATCTTAAATCTTCAATGCCGCCTAAATCGATGATTTCAATCCCCGTCAAGTCCTCAGCATTGCTAAATGCATCGTAATCATAAATTAACCGGCCAGCTGCTGTCCATTTACTCATGGTATTTGTCGTTTCAAAATTCTCGTCTGCTCGCTTGCGCCATATCGTCCAAGCTTGTGTTTTCAGATCTGGCTTTACAGCAAATGTAAACACATACGTATCTTTAATCTGCATAATTTCATATGGCAATTCAAAATAGTTAAAAATCTGTACGCCTGTTGGATAAAGTGGTTCAGGTTTCCATTCTGTAGAATCTGAAAAATTAAAATCTGTTTTTGCTAAGCTGAAGATATCTTCCATGAGTTCAATTTTAATCTTGCCGTCCGTAAAGTTTCCTAAATTTACATCAGTAACTCTAAATAGCATATTTTTAACACCGTATGCCGGAAAATTCAAACAGCAAATATCCCCAAGCCGCAGCATGTACAAATTTCGATTTCCTTCAACAGAAGCGGTAGCTAGTGGATATCCTTGCTGCATTAATTCTCGTTTTGCGGCCCATAAAGCATTTTCGGCTTTTGTAAAATACGGATAAGAATAAGTTTTTGTCGTTAAAATCCCGTTATTGATTTCAACATTTGCCTGATCTATATCAGATAAAGACCCAGTTTCGTATAATGCCGATCTATCGGTATAAGTTGCCGATATCTCTGATACTGTTTCGCGCCAGTCAAGCCGCGAAAAGGAAATGGTTGAAATATTACTTTCATTCAGCAAAAACATTTCTTTTAAATTATCTTGCTTCTCTGGCAATGCATCGTCTGTTTTATATTGACTAAGATCATTTCTGATTAATCGATAGGTAAGTTTTCCATTTTTAGGTTCAATAAATTTCACTGCATTGATATGCTCACAAATCGAATCAATGATCTGCCCCGCTGTAACTTTACTCGTTAACGGTAATGTAATTCCGATTTTTTCCTCTTGCAATGTTTTACCGATTTCTTTCAACGCAGCAAGGTTTAAAATCTCTTCTGATTCAGCAAGTCCCCAGTTTTTATTGACATGCATTTCATAAAAAGCTTCGGCTGGATTTACATCCTCATCAATACGCCCTAAACCAAGATGATCCGGTATGTTTTCAATTTCGTACCACATCGTTGGTACTGTAGCCTGCTTACCAACGTAAGCAGTAGGAATAACAACTGAGATAAACGGACGATATGCTGGCGTAAGTCCACGAAGTTCTTGCTGAATACTATCTGCCTGCATTTGATTTACCATCCATGTATCCGGCATTTGATTAGCTCCGCCAAAATATACATGAATTTCACCAATGAATCCTCCATTTTCATCTGGGCCACCAAACAATTGATCGTTGTTTATCGGTATAACAAGAGCACTACCATTTTGTTCTTTTGCTCCCACACTGCCTTCCCAGACAAGTTCTTCATTCATATAAATTTTCTTTAATCTTACATTTTCTCCAGACCAACAAATAAGCTGCTGATAGCCAAGATAATATTTAAAGCCTTTTTGCAATGTCGTCTTTAGATTTCGCCCATTGATAAGCCACGACAAAAGCCACATAAATAAAGCATTAATCAACGGTCCTACCGCCATATCCTTACCTGCTATTTTTACTGTTACTGGGGCAGGCCCATCTTTTGTTTTAGCCGTTCCTTCTCCTACACCAGTCGTTGTTGCAGGGGAAGCTATATATTGTGCAATTAAAGAAAAAACCATTGGCCAAGCCGAAAAATTTGCGTGAGCTGCATAGGTTTCTGTATAAGCTTCTGCTCTAAAATCTCCATAATAAATAGTCAGTGGCGATTTTAGTAGGCTCGTCCCTAGAATTACTGGTATTGGTGTTCCTATTTTTGTCTCAGTTACATTTAGATCACTAGGCTTTAGGCTTGAGGAATCACTCTGGGATTTTGAGCTTTTATTTAAAAAATACAAGGCCAGAGTAGATAAACCCCAGCCTGCATATGGATTTAATGCCATTTTCTCACTCCTATATCTTTATCGTTCCGACAAAGCCTTTTGAATCCCGCTCAATTACTGATGAATCCACCCAATACACCCCTTTACCTGTTGGATTTTTCTCGCTGTCAGTTGGCGGTATATAAGGACAACCAGTGAAATTTTCTATATTTTTAAATTTTTTGGCACATACCGAAAATAAATGATCACACCCCGGCGTTACGACTACATCGTTATGAGGATCTCTTAAAAATGGGTATCTTACCGTAACGATATTTCCTTTGTGCGAATCAATCATCCGAATCTGATCGTCATAATATAAACATCCCCCGGTAAAATAGCCATCTTCGTAATTTGCAAATTGCATGGAGTAAATCTTTAGCTCTTCAACCTTATCAACGAAAATATTGACCTGCCAATCAGCTTTACTTAAACGGCAATTTTGATCGTAAATCATATTTTTACAAAAATATTGGTACATTCCATTCGGCAATTCTTTATCAAGCCAGTTTTCAAGTTTTGCAGTTAAATTGCATTTTGATTCCTGAAAATTTGCCTGACTAATGATACCGTAAAATACAACATCATATTTATCGATATTTTCAGCATGTGCACGATAAATTCGAACCTCGACAGATTTTTCTGGCGGAGCCCCCTGAAAAAGTTTCGCAACCGGATGATCTTTCCATACAGTAATCTGCATATCTGATGCGGTATTGCCGCTTGTATTTGGGCGAATTTCTGCCCGTTCAATATAATCGGCAAAATATTTTTCCGTTCGCACTTGACCCTCATTTTTAATTGTTATACTCACATCTTTGTGATTTGACGTGTAAAAATAATTGATATCTTTTTGTGTAAATTTATAAAGTTCTACCGGCTGACCGCCTTCGATTAATTTTTCATAAACTGTGATATTGCTTTCTTCTTTATCCATTTATTCTGTTACCTCCGCAAATTCTAGGTTTATATTGGCAATACCAGTCGTCTCATAATCGGTTGTCAACGTATCGCTATTGAGTCTGTATAAACAGAGAAACGACATCATCTTGATTTCACTTTTATTTAGCGCCTTTTTAATTGGCATATCTAGAAATATCTTTCCATATTTTTGACTATCATCAAGGCTGAAGCCTGCGATTTTTAAAATTTCAATGGTACCGTCTTGAAAGAAAACGATAAGAGTTTTCCTCCTTTTACTTGACATGTAATATTTCCAATATAAATTAAATTTTGCAATTAATACATTACCAGATGTTACACTCTCTACCAGTTCCACATCACTAACCCAAGTAGGCGCATAAAATGATTTCAATCGACCTTTACAACGGCAAAAAAAACGCTGGATAAACTGAAGTTCTTCATGACTAATTGCACTATACTCCATGCTGCGTACTTCTGTTGTTTCATTTGATTTTAAATCATACCGTATAACGCCGGATTGATTATCCAATCGGTTTGCATTACGACTGTAGCTACTGCCAATGTCTTCGTTCCAGGTAGGCGGCATCATAAATAATTCCCTGCCTAGATACTCATCCGGCGCATTTTTACTTTCTGCAAAGGATAAGCGCGGATAATGGTATTCATTGACCCCATCCGGCAAGTCTATACTTAAGCCACGATTGATAAACTCTACATTAATTGTCATATTCGTCAACTCAGCAGTAAGATTTGTATATTTATCTTCCTGCTGTAATATCCCCCAAAAAACAGGCACAACAACTGTATGAAATGCTTTCCAATCATGCGTTACTTGTTTGCTCAAATGTAGAATGCCATCTGCACTTACATTTTTCAATGTAAAATATTCGCCACCTTCTTCATCGTTTGTCCAAAGCATCATCCCGGCACAATCACGGTAGTTCCACATATCCTCTTTTTTTAGCGCGACAATGCTTTGCCTATCGTAAATCATATTTTCCAAAATTGTATTTGCATGCCAAAGCGGGAATTGTAAGACTTGGGTCTGTGTACTACAGGTTAACGCTCGCAAATACTGACTCTGCTTGGTATTTACACCTACATATTCATACTTTACATATCGACGCGGTTTACCTCTAAGAACTACTCTTTGCTCCGTGCCATCCCATGCCGTATGAATCTGTGTTAAATATTCAATTTGTTCTGTAATTTTTTCACTCAA